TAGCCGCCGCCGCCTGTCATGGTCTTGTACACGGTCGGCGCGGCAGGCATCACGTCCGGGGTGCCGTAGCCGAAGTCATAGCTGATGTTGACCTGCGCATACGACTGCACGTAAATCTCCAGCACCGCGCGCCGCATCCTCTTCCTCATCATCGGGTCGCCGAGGCTGTTGAAGTGGGTGCGTATCCACGCCTCGATCGGCTGGCCGTCGAAGCTGGTGCCTACGTTGTCCTGATAGACGTAGCCGTCGTCCGAGCCGAAGTAGGTCACCTCCTGCCCGTTGGTCAACTCGGCCGTCTTCATGCAGCGCACCACCCGCCCGTAGTTCAGTGGCAGGATGCCCGACACCTTCTGGCCGGTCAGGCCGATCACGATGCCGGTGCCGTCGTTGAAGTACAGCCGGTACTGGTTCTTGCCCTTGAGCGTGGTCGAGACGGTTTCCTTGCCGCGCTTGGCCGTCATCAAGGGCTGGATCTGGTGCGACACCGACGCATAGTCGTAGTCGCCGTAATCGAGCGTGGTGGTGAGCGCCTGGATGCCGCGCGCCGTCAACCCATAGATATCGTTGCTGACTGCCTGCGCGGTGCCGGCCGCAATCCCGAGGTCGTACTTCGAGGGCACCAGCTGGAACGTGCCGGACGATGCGCCGTACAGGATCGAGGTCTTGCCCTTGGTGAAAATCGCCAGCGACGAGCCGCCCGAGGACGAGCCGGCGGCCGGGATGAAACCGGTCACCACGTCGCCCATGCCGATTTCCTGCGCGCCCAGCACCACGGTCCACGCATACGGGTTGCCGATCGCCGACAACTGCACCGAACCGAGGAACGACAGGATCAGGTAGTTGCGGTGCTCGATGATGTGGCTTGGGGCATCGGTCGCCATGCCGGTGCGGATCGGAATGTAGTTGGTGCCGTCGAACTCGAAGGCGGTGTTCACGCCGTCCGCGCCGTACAGTTTCTTGGTGTCGAGCGAGCCGGTGAAGTTGGCCACCACCGATTCGACGCTGCCGCCGGGGGCGCGCGTGATTGCGCTACTCGCCGCCGCTGCCGTGGCCTTCTGGGTGCTGCCGACAAAAATGCCCGCGCCGCTGGCAAAGCCCGGTCCGGTCGGCTGGGTCACAATCAAGGAGCCCGCCGCCGCGCTGCCGAAGCTGCCGGTGCGCACCAGCACCTTGAGCACCGTGCAGGTCGAGGTGGCCGAGGTGCCGAGGTTGCCGATCACGTCGCCCACGTTGATCGCGGCGGTGCCGGCGCTGAACTGGATCTCCCAGCCGAACGTGACCTGCGACCAGCCGGACGTGGTGGCCTTGTACATGGCACCAGCGGTTGCGGCCGCGTTGTCGCGGAACGCATACACGATGTCGCGGTACACGGCCACGCCCCGGATCGGGCCGGAACCGGGCACCGCGCCAATGTCGGCGCGCAGGTCGTTGGCGGCCAACAGCAGGTAGTCGGCATGGTCGGACGGCAGCAGCGCCGCGTTCTGGCTGACCGGAGCCGTCAGCGTGCCGACGGTGCCGCCGCTGGTGATGGCTTCGCCGGCCACGTAGGTGCCGGACACGCGCCCCAGCACGAGGTAGCCAGTGAACACGCCGAGCACGCGCGAGGTCGCGCCCGATGTCGCGCCGATCAGGGTCATGCCCACGGTCGCCGTGACTGCGCCGGCCGTGTAGTTGGCGATCCAGTACGGGGCCGAGGTAGGAGATGTCCGGCCGTCGTAGCGCTCATAGCCGTCGATGCGGCGATACCCGCCCGAAATCTCCGGCTCGTAGTTCTGCGCGTCCGACACCCGCCCCGGCTGCACCATGATCGGCGGCGTCATCAGGTCGAGGCCACCGGCCAGCGCGTAGTGCTTCTGGTCGTTGCGGGTGAACCTCATGCTAATGCGCCGCCGAAGGTGAACTGCGGGGCCTGGTCGATCGTCAGGCGCACCAGCATCGGGCCATACTGCGCCTTGCCGCGCTCGTACACCTCGGGCGCGTTGTCATACGCGCCGTAATACTCCATCGCCTTGTACACCACCAGCATGTGGAACTGGCTCGGCATGGATGGCGTGTCGGCGTCGTTCACCAGCGGCTGCGGGGCCAGGAAGGCTTCGCCCGCAATCACATAGTCCTCGTTCGGCGCGGGGCCCAGCACGAGGTTCTTCTGCGGGTCCACCGAGAACAGCGTCGGCCTTGCCTGCACCTGCGCATTCGCGCCGAACAGGTACAGGTTGCGGAACGAGTCGTAGGGCAGCCACGGCAGGATCTGCTCGTTGGATTGCCCGAGCGCGGCCGCGTAGCAGCGGAACGCATCGAGCTTGTAGGACGCCAGCAGCGGGATGCCGGCCTGCGTCGGCGTGTAGCTGCGCCCGGCTGCGGCGGTGGCGGTGAAGCTGACCGGCTGGCGCAGGAAGAACCAGTCGGCGCGCTCGCGCTGCACTTCCTGCCACGCCTCGGAAACCCAGTTCGCCAGCCGCGTGATCTCGGCCGGCAGTGTGCCTTGCAGGGTCGCCGGGTCGGAGCCGGACACGCCGCACTCGCGCTTGAGGCGCTGCACCAGTTGGAGGAACGTCATCGCCATGCCGCGCCCGCCCGCTTAGGCTGCTTCGGCCTGCACAGCGGCCAGCCACGCCGGCCCCTTCGGATTGGGGTCCGAGACTAGCTGGAACGGGTACACCAGCGCGGTGCGGCCCACCATCTCGTTGCCCTGCTCGGGGTTCATCATGTCGCGGTCGGGCTGGCGGTATTTGGTTTCCTTGCAGCGCGCCAGCACCTCAACATACTTGCGGCGGATCTGCACCGGCACCCCGCGCGGGATCGGCTGATTGGTGCCGTTCACGTTCACCAGCACAGTCGGCGGCGCGTTCTCGTCGGTCGTGGTATGGACGATGATCTCGACCAGTTCGTTCATGAACGCTTCTTCGCGCGCCACCTTGTCCAGCCCTTCGAGCGCGAGCACCGGCTCCACGGTCTGGTCGGTATGCACTTCCAGCGCGTGGTCGGTGCCGGCGTTCAGGGTAGTCTGGATAGTCTTTGCCATGTTCTGTCTCTCTCGTTCAGGGTTCGGGAAACGGGCGGCAGCATCAACCGCCGCCCGCTGTTACTGCGCTACCCGCTTAGGCGGTGGCCGGCGGGGTGGACGGCAGGATGCCGACGTTGACCGGCGTGTCGATCGTGATGCCGGTCGCGTTCCAGTTGCCGGTGCCGAAGCTCCACGTTGCAGCAGTCGCGCTGGTGAGCTTGACGACGGCGTAGGCGAACGGGGTCACGATGTCCGGGATCTGCGGGAACTGCAGCGTGGTCGAGCCGGCGCTGGTGTCGGCGTAGTTGACCACCGGGCCTTGGCAGACCTTGGTGTTGCCGGCGGCGTCCAGGCCGAACACGAACACGCAGGCCGAGCCGACGTTGGGCATGGTGTAGCCCGCCATCGCCTGCTGCGCCACCAGCGGCTTGAACGAAGCGCCGGTTGCCGCGTCGAGGGTCGGCGTTGCGCCGGTCGTGATCGCGGCCTTGGTGTAGGCCAGGCCCTTGACCAGATAGTCGATGGCCTTGCCGGTCGAGAAGGTGGTGGCGGCACCCGACAGGCCGGTGATGCCGGCGTTGCCGAGGGTGATGTTGCCACCCGAGAGTTGGCCAGTTGCGTTGTACATAGGCTGATTCCTTTACTTGTTGGTTGAAGTTCCGCTCAGAGAGGGCGCGGGTTACGCGCCCACACCCCGATTACAGACTCGTTACACCACATTCCACCCTCAACAGGAACGCCTCGTTCAGGCGCACCGCGTTGTAGTAGGTGGACGCGCCGACGTAGCCGAAGCGCTGCAGCGGGTTCGAGTGGCTGACCTGGTTGTACGGGATGTGCACCGGCTTGATCGCGTTCATGCCCTTGAGCGCGACCTTGCCCCATGCCGACTCGGCCACGATCAGGAACGGGTACACGTCCACGGCGGCACCGCCGATCGACACCATGCTGTTCAGCGTGGCCGAACCGGCACCTGCGAACGGGGCGAACAGCGGCGAGGAGATGAAGCGGAAGTCCTCGCACGCGCCGAACTCGCGGTCGTGCACCGGCTTGAACGAACCGTAGTCCTCGACCTTGGTGAAGCCGGTCAGGTTGCGGCAGTCGGCCACGCCATCGGTGTGGACGAACACCAGGAACGCCGGCTGCACGCTCTTGGTGCCGTAGTCGATCGAGGCGCGCAGGCGCTGGGTCACGCGCTTGGCACGGTTCGATTCGAGCACGCGCGCGGCCTTGCGCAAGATCGGCAGGCTGATCGCGCTGTTGACCGACGAGCGCGACGAGCCGTTGGCATACATCACCTGGGTGCCAGCCTTGACCACGCCGTAGTTGACCAGCTCGGTCAACTCCGACATCGTCTCGCCGCAGATGCGCTGCATCTCTTCCGGGATGTTGTCCTGGTACATCAGCGCTGCCTTGCTGGTGTACTTGAACAGCACGCCGAAGTCCTGCAGCGTCACCGACACGTCCTGGAACGCGATGGTGTTCGCGTTCGGGGTCGCGCCTTCCTGTAGCACGAAGTTGT